AGATACAAGTGATGCACAAATTGGAATAATATTTGGGAGACAAGACGCAACAAAAACTTGTTTTTCTATTTCTCGTGAACATTATTTACTTAATAAAGGGACAGGGAAAAAGCAAATCATAATTACATGTTGTGACACGGATTTGGACTATATAATAGATAAGAGAGTAAATTTATTGAAATATTTGGAATTTAAAGTATTCCAAATTACATCTAATGCGTTAAATTCAAAATATGAGATGTTTGAACCTAAAGAAATATAGAAAGTTTAATTTCAATATGGGATATTTCCAAAACAAAAACGAATGAGAGGTGGTGGTGATGCCGAGGAAGCCGGATGAGAGGATAACGCAGGCAAAAGAATTATACTTAAAAGGACAGAAGCTAATTGAGATTGCAAGTCAATTAGGAGTTCCGGAAGGAACAGTCCGAAGTTGGAAAAATAGATATAAATGGGATTGCAACGTTGCAAAAGAGAAATGCAACGTTGCGAAAGCAAAGAAAGGCGGTCAGCCAGGTAATAAGAATGCCGTAGGCGGCAAGGGCGGAGCCGCTCCAAAACAAAATAAAAACGCAGAAAAGCATGGTTTCTTCTCGAAGTATCTTCCCGAAGAGACCTTTTCTATTATCAAGGACATCGAGAAGAAAAATCCTCTTGATATTCTCTGGGAAAATATACAGATTGCTTATGCAGCCATCGTAAGAGCGCAGCAGATCATGTATGTAAAGGACCACGAGGATAAGACAATCGAGAAAGTCGAAGAGAAAAAATCAAAGGGTAAGCTTATAGGCGAGAAGTGGGAGGTACAGGAAGCATGGGATAAACAGGCAACATTTTTAAAAGCACAGGCAAGGGCACAAGGAGAATTAAGGTCCTTGATAAAGCAATATGATGAACTGTTGCATAGTAATTATGAACTTGCAACAGAGGAGCAGAAAGCTAGGATCGAGCAGATCAGGGCGAAGACGGCAATTATATCTGGTGTGGATGAGGAAGAAACAGAAGATGATGGCTTCTTAGAAGCACTGAAAGGCGAGGCATACGCAGTATGGGAAGAAGAGTAAAGAAAGCAGCCTTTAAATTCAGACCATTTTCACGTAAACAAAAGAAAATCCTTACCTGGTGGATGCCGGAGTCTCCAGTTCATGACATGGACGGCATCATAGCAGATGGCGCAATCCGTTCAGGAAAGACAGTCTCCATGTCGCTCTCCTTTGCGATGTGGGCAATGGAGACATTCGACAGACAAAACTTCGGTATGTGTGGAAAAACGATTGGTTCTTTCAGACGAAACGTTCTCTTCTGGTTAAAATTAATGCTCACAAGTCGAGGGTATAAAGTCGAAGACCATCGTTCCGACAATCTAGTTATCGTCAAAAGAAAAGGAAAAGAGAATTACTTTTACATCTTCGGTGGAAAAGATGAAAGTTCGCAGGACCTTGTCCAAGGAATCACCTTGGCCGGGATCTTTTTTGATGAAGTTGCTCTGATGCCAGAGTCTTTCGTAAACCAGGCGACAGGGCGTTGTTCTGTAGACGGCTCAAAATATTGGTTTAACTGCAACCCAGATGGACCTTATCACTGGTTTAAACAAAACTGGATAAACAAATCAACGAGTTATCTGGGAAAAGAGCAAACAAAGAAAATCAAAGAAGAAGCAGCCCAAAAAGGGAAAGCCCACGGACTAAAGGAAATCTTGTACTTACACTTTACAATGGACGATAATCTTTCTCTATCAGAAAAGATTAAGCAAAGATATCGTTCAATGTACACAGGAGTTTTCTTTAAGCGATACATCAAAGGGTTGTGGGCAGCGGCCGAGGGTATCATTTACGATATGTTCGATGAAAAGAAGCATGTAAAAGATATCCGAGAATTCTATAGCTTACTAATAAATAAAAATCGTTATGTTTCTTGCGATTACGGAACCCAGAACGCAACAGTATTCCTTTTGTGGAACAAAGGAGTAGACGGTGTTTGGTACTGCACAAGAGAGTATTATTATTCTGGCCGAGATAAAGGCAAACAGAAAACAGACTCAGAATACGCAGACGATCTAAAAGAATGGCTTGACGGGACACAGATAAAAGCAATCATCGTAGACCCTTCCGCAGCTTCCTTTATTGCAGAGCTGCGAAAACGAGGATACAAAGTACTCAAAGCAAAGAATGACGTATTAGACGGCATTCGTCTTGTAGGAACATTATTAAATCTTTGCAAAATTTGCTTTGAAAAGTCCTGCGTGAATACAATCGGAGAATTTGCTTCTTACATCTGGGATGAAAAAGCCTTAGAGCATGGAGAAGATAAACCGGTAAAACAGTTCGACCACGGATGCGATGCAGCACGTTACTTTTGTTCTACGATATTAGGCAATAGGGTAGCGAGAATGAAGAAAGCTAAGATAAGAAGGTGAGAACAATATATACATTTACAATACCAAGGGAACGATTTGACGAGAGTAACCCAGACAAACAAATGCTTCGTCAATTAATCAGTAAACATATCAGCCTGGCAAGCAAACTTAGGAAAAATATAGAATACTACGAGGGCAAACATAAAATACTTGGAGACACTGAACGAGAAAATAAACTTGTATGTAATCATGCAAAAGATATCTCTGATACAGTAGTAAGCTACTTCATCGGCAACCCAGTCTCCTATAAATCTTCTGTTGACATCACAGTGCTAACGGATGCCTTAGAAGATGCGGGAGCGGATGAAGCGGACGGAGACAATGGATTAGAGCTTTCTATTTATGGATTAGCCTATGAATATATTTATGTGAAGGAGAATGAAACAACTCTCTGCATTAAAAATATCTCAGCAGAGAATACTTTCATGGTAAAGGATGACAGCATTGAGGAGAATGAGCTCTTTGCTGTCTATTATTATGTCAAGAAAGATGATTCCGGAAGATCTCCAGACCACTACATGGCAACAGTTGTGACAGTGAATTATAAATATGAGTTAGATATTGAAAATACCCCAACGATACAGCCAACAACGGAAGTTCCATATATTCATCACATGGGAGAGATACCGATCATCGAATACCAGAACAATAAATTGGCGATTGGAGACTTTGAACTACAGATTCCCCTTATTGATGCATATAACGCACTGATGAGTGACCGTATCACCGATAAAGAGCAATTCATTGATGCGATTTTGGCAATTTACGGTACATTACTTGCGGACGATACGGTAACGGACGATGAGGGGAAAGAAGAAGACGGCATTAAAACAGCAATGCAGAAAGTGAAACAGCGAAAGGTATTAGAAATGCCAGGCGAGGGAGCGAAAGCGGAGTATCTCACCAGAACATTCGATGAGAGCGGCGTGGAAATCTTAAAGAAAGCAATCGAACAGGACATCCATAAATTCTCCCATATCCCTTGTATGACAGACGAATCCTTCGGTGGAAATGTCAGCGGTGTGGCGATGGAGTTTAAACTATTGGGCATGGAGAATATCACAAAGATTAAAACCCGCTATTATAAAAAGGGACTTCGAAAGAGACTTCGTATCTTTGCTAATTTTCTCAACCTGAAAGGACAGCAGATAGACATATCCGGGATTGCCCCAACGTTTACACGAGCCTTACCAAAGAATCTTCTTGAAATCTCCCAGATCATAGCAAACCTCTGGGGAAAAGTAAGTCGAAAGACATTACTTTCTCAGATTCCTTTCGTGGAAGATGTTGACGAAGAGTTAAAAGCATTAGACGAAGAGGAAGAGAAAGCTATCGAAAAGCAGCAGGCACTATTTGGTATGCAGGAAAATACACCACCGGGTAACAAAGATACAAAGGATGATGTAGATGAGTGATTACTGGGAGAATAGAGCGGCATGGGACATGTATCATGCAATGGAAGACGCAGAAAGGACTGCACAGAAAATAGCAAGGATTTACCGAAAAGCATTGACCCAGCTAACCTATGCAGCCAGAGATGTATTTGATAAGTACCGCAAAGATTACGGACTTTCCGAAGTAGAGGCATGGGAACTCTTAAATAAGATGCAGGATAAAGCATCCATAGATGAACTCTTATTAGCTCTCAGAAACGAGAAAACAAGAAAAGGAAGACAGGACATCCTAAAAGTATTAGAAGCTCCGGCATATACCAACAGGATAGAGAGATTCAAAGATATGATGCGGCAGGTTGATTTCTTGATGCAAAATGTATATGAACAAGAAAAGCAATTTGACACAACCTTTTTTGAGAATCTGGCCAGAGACAGCTACTATAAAACCATTTATAATACCCAAAGACAGACGGGCTATGGATTTGCTTTTTCTAATATTTCTGAAAAAGAGATAGCTCATGCATTGTCAATAAATTGGTCTGGTAAACACTATTCCAAACGTATCTGGAAAAACACGCAAGACCTTGCAGAAACGATAAAAGAAGAAATGGTAATAAACCTCCTTACAGGAAGAACAGACAGAGAAGCAGCACAGACCTTTGAGAAGACATTTCATACTGGTATGATACAGGCGAGACGGTTGGTAAGAACAGAGTCAGCCTTTGTACATGGAGAACTGCAAAAGATGGCCTACAAAGAGGCAGGAATAAAAAAATATCGTTATGTTGCAATTTTGGACTTGAGAACCAGTGAATTATGTCGGGAATTGGACAGCAAAACATTTTCGGTATCGGAAGCGGTGGCTGGGAAGAATTACCCGCCAATGCATCCATGGTGTCGTTCTACGACAATAAACATCGTAGACGATGAAATTCTCAAAAACATGAAAAGAAACGCATATGACCCTGAAACGGGGCGCACAATAAAGGTTCCTGCCAATATAACTTATAAAAAATGGTATAAGCAATATGTCAAGGGAAAACCAAAAGCTGAAGCACAAGAAAAAGCAGTAAAGAATGCAGCCAGAGATCGAAGACAATTTGACGCATATCAAAAAGTTTTAGGAAAAGATATGCCAAAACATTTTGCAGACTTCCAGGAAATGAAGTATAATGAACCTGAAAAATGGGAACAACTCAAAGTATTAAAACAATACTTTGAAAAGAATCCTGGAAACACTAAGACAGATTATGAGATTGGAAAGGCTCTCAAATATTCTGGTATTAAAGGAATTCCAAAAGTAAATCCAGAAAAGATAGATGTTTCTGATTATAGATACGATACAAATCATATCAATGCAGAACGGGCACATATGGTTAGCCGTGAAGAGGCAGAAAACTTTATAAAAAAATCAGACATTTCACTTACCAGATGGAATGGACGGTTTGTAAACTATTATAGCAAAGATGGAGCGGCATATATAGACGTAGAAAATAAAAATATAAGAACAGCTTTTTCAAGCAAAGAATTTGATGAGAACACTTTGAAAATCAGGAAGGTGGTGGAAAAATATGCAGGAGGAAGTCATGTGTCCGATACTCAAAAGAATGATTGATGATGCATTGTGCTATGATATTCACATGGTTACAGAGGGACTCGCCCCTGATTGGACAGTGCCGGAAAGAGTGCTTTTAGTACCTGAATATAAAGAAATTTGCATGAGATGTAAAAATCATAAGGAATAGGACCACTTATCAGAAAAGGATAGGTGGTATTTTTATACTCATTTTTAAGAAAGGCCATATATGAAATTAATTGAATAACGGGAGAACTCCTGTCAGGGTATGCTCCTGACCTCCCGGAAAGAACCATAAAGGCACAGCGAAAGGCTGTGTCTTATTTCGTTGGTAATTTTGAAAAAAAGGAGGATTTTGCGATGAATAATTTGATGAATTTTGAAGGAAACAGTGTGGAAATATTTGAATGGAATGGACAGGTGCTGTTTAACCCTAGACATGTGGCTTATATTTTAAATATCAAAAACGTTAATGATAATCTTAGAAAAATGAGTAACAAACAGGTTGTAAAACTTAAAAATTCGGATATCGGTAATACCGACATCCGAAAATTGAACAATGCAGGTGAGAATTTTCTTACAGAAAGCGGTGTTTATAAATTGATTTTTAAAAGCCGACAGCCTGCCGCAGAACGTTTCTCAGATTGGGTTGCGGATGATGTTCTTCCACGGATCCGCAAGACAGGATCCTATGAAATGCCGGAAAAAGAGAAAAACAAAAAGGAAAAACTTTCTTCTGTAAACCAGATGGCAAAGAACATCACTGGCCTCTTACAGGAAGCAGGAGTAGATGCAAAATTTATTGCTGCAGAAGTGGTAAGAATTTATACAGATAATGGTTATCCGGTTCACTCTCCAGTAATCACAGAAGATAGCAAACTCTGGGACTGCACATCCATCGCAAAAGAACTTGGAATTCTTTCAACCAACGGAAATCCACACGATAAGGCGGTATCGGCAATTATCCAGAAACTTGACTTATTTGCAGATGAGATTGTCAGAACAGCATATAGCAAAAATGGACATGATGGAGTCACAGTCCAGTATAAAGACAGCGTTTTAGAAAAAGTAAAAGAGTGGTTGGAGGATAACGGATATCCAACTGTGATTGAATATGGTTTAGCAAATGGAAAAACTAACAACTGTAAGGTTGTTTATGATATTTAAGGAAAGAAGGTAAAAGACATGAAGAAGTATGTTGGAACAAAAGTAATTGAAGCAAGACCAATGACAAGAGGAGCTTACAATAACTACAGAGGCTGGCAGATTCCAGCGGACGAAAATCCGGAGGATGCAGGCTATCTCGTGAAGTACAGCGATGATTATGTAAGTTGGTCTCCGGCATATGCATTTGAGGAAGCTTATAGAGAATACGATGAGAATAAACTTCCAGCAACTGCAGTGGGTATGATGAACGAAGATTATAAGGAACGTTTTAAGGCAGAATATAAGCAGTTAGAGATTCGCTTTGATGGATTAAGAAAAATGCTTAAGGAATGGGATGAGGGAACGCTTGTCTTTTTTGAACCTACTTGCCCACGCAGCACTTACAATATGCAGCTTAAAGCTATGGCAGATTATATAGCGGTACTCGAAGCAAGAGCGGTAATGGAAGATGTAGACCTGATGATTTAACGAAAGGAATAATGATGAAGAAAAATATAATTACAAAACTCAGAATCAGAGACTGCATAAAAATCATGTTTTGTTTTTGCTTTATGACAATTTTCTGCAGGAGTGCATGGATTGCATTACCAATCTTTATTAAGGAACTGGATATATTTCATTTAGAATTAATTATGGCTTACGTTTATTCTATATGGAATTTATACAAAAATATAGTAGAGATATTTATAAAAGCAGTAATAAGGGGAACAAGTGATGAAAGTCAAAGTTATTAAACGATACAACGATGTTGTATTAAACAAGATCAAAGAAAAAGACGAAGTCTTTGAAGTAGTAAGTAAAGAACGTGCCGAACATCTTGTAAAAGAGGGTATGGTGGAGATTATCAAGGAAGGAAAGGAAACACAGAAAAACTAGGAGGTGATCCAAATATCTCCCTAAAAGACGCAGGGTGAAGCGTCTTATTTTTATGTCTTTTTCCGTCAGACGTTAAAGAAACGGGCAACTTCAAAACTGAATGGCCTGGGCACGAGTGTGAATTGGCTGGGCGGAAAGGAAGAATAATGAAAGAATTTAAACACGAACACAAAATGAAAATGAGATTACAGTTTTTTGCTGATCCAGGAGGAAACGGTGGCGGACCCGAGGGTGGGGACGATAACGGAGCCAGAACGGAACCAGTTTCTTTTGACGACTTTTTAGCAGAGGAAGGGAATCAGGCAGAGTTTGACAGACGGGTTCAGAAAGCGGTTAATACGGCGGTAACAAACGCTCAGGAGAAGTGGCAGGCACTGGCGGATGACAAGCTTTCCGAAGCAGAAAAGCTGGCTAAAATGACAAAGGACGAACAGAAGACGTATATGCAGAACAAGAAGGACAAGGAACTTTCAGAAAGAGAAAGAAAAGTGGCCAGAGCGGAGTTGATGGCGGAAGCCAAGAACACTTTAACAGGTGATGGTCTCCCGGTAGAACTTGCAGAGGTTCTTGATTATACGGACGCAGATTCTTGCAAAAAGTCAATGCAGACGGTAAAAGATGCTTTCCAGAAGGCAGTAGAAGCTGCAGTCGATGAAAAATTAAAAGGCGATAAGCCGCCAAAGAAAGCAACAGAGACAGGTGGACAGGACAACCTTGAAAAGCAGGTTTACAATGCGATGATGGGTATTTATAACTAAAAAGGAGAGTGAATATATATGGCGATTAATACATTAGCAACAGCAACTTTATTTATGACACAGCTTGATAAGATCGCTGTCCAGGAAGCAACTACTGGCTGGATGGATGCCAATGCCGGACAGGTCATTTATAACGGTGGAGCGGAGGTTAAGATACCCAAAATGAATATTCAAGGAATGGGAGACTATGACCGCGAGGCCGGATACCAGCGCGGCTCCGTTACACTGGAGTATGAAACTAGAAAAATGACACAGGATCGTGGCCGCCTCTTCCAGGTTGATCCGATGGATATCAACGAGGCAAACTTTATTCCGACAGCAGGAGCGGCAATGGGAGAATTTCAGCGCACACAGGTGATTCCAGAAATTGATGCATACCGCATCTCCAAGATTGCAACAGAAGCGCTTACCGCTAATAAAGCGGGCATGATTGGCAAAGGTTACACACCAGGAGCAACAGGAACTTCTGCACTCCGTAAGATTAAAGAGGGAATCAAGGCGATAAGAGAAAGCGGCTATAACGGACCGTTAATCTGCCAGGCAACAGAAGATTTCATCATGGAATTAGAACTGGAGCTTTCAGATAAAATCAGAGTGACAACATTTTCTAAGGGAGGTATCCAGACAGAGGTGCCATCCGTAGATAGAGTTCCGATTATCGGGACACCTTCAAACCGTATGTATAGCACAATTAAGTTAAATGATGGAAAAACTTCTGGACAGGAAAAGGGTGGATACGAGAAAGGCACATCTGCGAAGAATTTAAATTTCTTCATTTGCCCAGTAACTACACCAATCGCAGTCACAAAACAGGATATCATGCGTATCTTTGACCCAACAGTAAACCAGAAATTAAACGCATGGCAGATGGATTACAGACGTTTCCATGACATCTGGGTTCTGGATAATAAGCTGGATTCTATTTATTTAAGCGTTCAGGAGGCGGAAGGATGAGACTGATCAGAAAAAACGTGGAAAGAGAAGCGGAAGGCCAAGATATCCAGAAGTGGATAAGCAAAGGATATTCTGAATTAGAAACAAAAAAAGTTTTTTCTGATACAGAAAAGGACGTTTCGGAAAGTACACAGAACTTAGAAGAGCTTACTGTACAGGAATTAAGAGAACTTGCAAAGACCAAGGGATTAGAGGGGACGAGCTCTTTAAACAAGCAGCAGCTCATTGATGTCTTAAAGGAGGGATAGCGTGCCGGAAGATGTAGAAATCCTAAAAACCCTTACCGGATGTGCAGATGAACCCCTGTTAGAAATCCTTTTGGAAGATGCAAGAGAAACTGTCCTTTCATATACAAATAGAAAAAATATGATTCCTCAGTTAAAGAAACCGGTGCGGGATCTCGCACTGGTTGCATATAACAGGCGGGGAACGGAAGGAGAAAAGTCCAGGAGCGAGGGAGGAGAGTCATATAGCTTTGATGATACGTTGAAACAGATCTATGACATCTTGAACCGTTATCGCCTGGCCCGCGTGGGAGGAAAGACATATGAGACTTCGGGAAACTAGACTGCAAACGCATTACCATCGCAAAAAAATCATAGAGAAGGACAAAGAAGGTTGTGTCTCAGAAAGATACGGTCCCTCTTCTACTTTCCGGGGAGAATACTGGCCGGCATCCGGTAAGGTGCAGGCACAACAGTATGGGCAGAGATTGGGATATATCCAGAATATAAAAATTGATGGAGAATATAATATTCAGTCTGACGAGGACGGAAAAGTGCACTATATCTTGGATAATGGTGCTGATATAACCGAGTTGGATGGAATCTGTTTATTCGTTGGTCAAAATGCTGAACCGGATTATAAGATCGTAGCAATCAAACCATATCGTTTTCTTACGCTGGAGGTGGAAAGCCTATGCCAGTAGAAGGAATGGAAGAACTCAGTAGAAAGCTAAGGGAACTTGCACGAACGAACATTACACAGGCAACAGCACAGGCGATTGAGATAGTAAGGTCAGCAGCGGTCCTAAATTGCCATGAAGACACTGGGGAACTTAGACAGAGTATCCACACAGAAATAAGGCAAAACGGTGACACTGTACAGGGCATATGTTACACAAATAAAGCCTATGCCCCGTACGTTGAATTTGGCACCGGTAAAAAGGGACAAGAGCATCATGCGGGGATTTCTCCGGACATCTCTCCAGCCTATAAGATGTCCCCATGGTGGATCCACGAGAGCCAGATAGATAGGAGGGTGGCAGAAAAATACCATTGGTTTTACATAGACACCCCAGAGGGACGGTTTTATCAGTGTACTGGTAATCCTGCTTATCCTTTTATGTATCCAGCCTTAAAAGACAATGAAAAAGAAGTATTGAGCGCATTTAAAACAGAATTCAAGGCAGAAATGAAAGGAAAATAGATGAAGAATGTAAAAGACCAGATTTACGCCGCACTGTGCAAAGTAGCAGATAACGTCACAGACGTTTACCCTGCAAACTGGGCACAATTCCCGGTAATCCAGTACACCGAGGAGGATAACAGTGTCTTTGAGCGTACAGATAACAAAGAAGACAAAGCAAAAGTCAGATACCGCATTGACATCTGGCATAACAAGAGTACGTCCGAAACAGCAATGCAGGTAGATAGAGAAATCGCAACACTCGGATTAGTCCGAACGGCCTGTATGGATGTGCCGGACCCTTCAGGTCTTAAACATAAACAGATGAGGTACGAGGGGATCATTGACATGGATTCTGATCTCGTATATTGGAACAATTAAGGAGGCGAATATATGTTAGCAAATGGAACAAAGTTAGGTTACAAAACGGGAGAAAGCGAATCTCCTTTCACGGACCTTCCTGGATTAAAAGAAATCCCGGAAATGGGAGAAGATATTGAAAAAGTAGATAATACCTGCTTAACAGATTCCCATAAAGTATATGAAAAGGGAATTGGGGATTTATCGGATATGAAGTACAAGTTTAAGTATGATAATACCAAAGCAGAATCTCCGTACAGAGTTTTAAGCGCGGCAGCGGATAAGGGAACAGTATTGACTTTTCAGGAAACACTTCCAGACAAGACAATAACAGAATTTACAGGACAGGTAGCGGTAAAACGTACCGGCGGTGGAGTTAACGGTGTAATCGAATTTGAAGCTACCATCGCTGTACAGTCAATCAAACGCACAGACCCGGCATAAGGAGGTAGAAGATGAACGAAAATATCGGTGGATTAGATGAAGTGAAGGAAACAGAAGAAAAAGTAGTAGAGATTGAAAAAAAGAGAAAACCTTTTCACTATTGGACAGTAGCAGGTAGAGATTACAAGTTAAAACTACAGGCGGGCGCTGTTGAAAGAGTAGAGAATAAATATCATCAAAACATTATAAATATGATTGATGAAATCCCGCCCCTTTCTGTTATGCTGACGATCATTCAGGCGGCGATGGAGAACTGGGAGCATAACATGAGCTATGCAAAGATCAAAAAGTTATATGATGTCTGGACGGAAGAGGGAGGAGACCAATTCAGCCTTTATACGAAAATTATTATCCCTACACTGGTTGTTTCGGGTTTTTTCCCGGCGGAACAGGCGGAGGACATCATGGAAGAGATGAAATAACCACCACAACAGAGTATCTTATGTATCTTTATCCAGAGGCACTATATGCAGGCATCAGTCCGGAACGCTTCTGGAACTTATCTCTGAATGAAATCATTGATTGTTTAGAGGCATATTACAAAAGAGAAAAAGAAAAAAGAAAACAGGCAATATGGGATAATTTCATCTTGGCAGAAACGATTGTC